TCCTAAATGTACATTCGTCAGATAAGACATTAAAATCGTCGATAGCATGGATTAATGGGTAGGGTAAACTACGGTCAACTTACAATGTAGTAAGGTATATCGCTTAGTAACAATCGACTAATAAAGAGGTAAAGTAACCCGCCAGGATTGGCAATACTTATTATTTCACTAACGCCAGTTTAATCAATGGAAATGAAAGACGACTAACCCACGTTACGGGATTATATCGCGGATTACGTAGGAGAGGCTCCTCGCTGCGCTCATAACGCAGGTACAAGGGTTCAAATCCCATATCCGCAATTAGCACGCTCAAAAGAGAGGTCCACTTCATGGCAGTATGTTCTGCAACTGGAGGAGGTTTAGTGTTACGACGAGTCCTCTGGGTAGCTATGTCTGTGTAGTTCAATGGTAGAATATCTGCCTTCCAAGCAGAGGATACGGGTCCGATTCCCGTTACAGGCTTAATAAAAAGAATAATGGTGACTAGAGTGGAGTGTACATTAACCTCTAGAGTGTCCCGCCAGACTATGGTGCGTGGGAGAGTGAGCGCATAATTACCTACCTAAAAGTGCAGGAGTCATGACCTGCGGAATTCAGGCTATAGATATGGGAGCCTAAAAAGGGACTAAATTCTTTTTATTAAACGATCAAAACTGATTCCATCAGTTTCCGAGGAGCTGATGCCCGCATTGGTTCCTTATTTTGTCGCCTTCGTCTAATCGGTGAGGACATGGGGCCTTCAATCCCAAAATACCAGTTCAAGTCTGGTAGGCGATGCTCAGCTGAACATAAGGTAGTTTAGGTGTCAAGTTAGTGAAGAAAGAGTCACGCTGGTACGAGCGGACGGAACAAAAAAGTTCATAACGGACGGACATGTCGCCAGTAACGGTTAATATCTCTAAACCATTTGCAGACTATAGCCTTATGTAAGTAAGTGCAGAACTGTGGATTCTGGAACTCAACTAGTTTTGAGTGCTTACTTTTAGGTTTGCGGTGTAAAATCCTTTAAAACCGCTTATCTTTTCAACAGGAAGAGGTAACGCTTAGCACTCTTCCTTTTACAATAGAAAAGAGTGAACGGAGACGCGGCGGTCCAGTCTAAAGACCGCTCGGTCTAATCCCAATCTGGAATGAGCGGCCGCCGCGGTATCCTAATGTGGAACCTCGTAGGTCCTTTCAGGCATTGGGGTGGGTTCGATTCCCACATAGGATATTTCAAGGGATTGTAAGGCCTGAATTAACAGGATATGACGTGCTGGTTGAGGTCCAGCGGTAACGAAAGTTTAAACACTTAGTTATGGTCTCGTGAGCGACGAACGTAGTCCCTGAGGTTTTGATTGTGTACCAAGACGATTATGAACAAACACAATCTTTAAAAATTTTGACAACTATAAAAATTTTTGTTATAATATAAATATAAAGAACAATTCGTTCTTAATATCATAGAATTGAAGGTATAGTCCAATGGGCAGATGAGTTAGCTTTAACAGTTTTAAGTAACTATTAACTTGTTTTGTAACTATTGATACTCACTTCGAGTAGTAAGGCGGTAGCTACTATAAAATAAATACCGCCAAAAACTTTGACAAGTTTAAAAATTTTTGATATAATATACATATAATAAATAATAAGATTTGAAAGGAAATGAAATTTATATGACTAGAGAAACTGTTCAGGGACTTCTTTATTACTATGAAAACAGTGCCGATCTTGACGAGGGGATTCGTGTTCAGACGGTTGAGGTTCTTAATGATGTAATTGCAAAGATGGATGAAGAAGCTGCTATTGCAGCAAAGAAACGCAAATCCCCCAATAAGAGTGGAGTCGTTCAGGTTGATGTAGAAACTGGTAAGGTGATTGCCGAGTATGCTTCACAGAAAGAAGCTCTTATTGCTATCGGTAAGGATCCGAAGAAGAGTGGAATCAGTGATGCTATTAATGCTCGTACGAGTACTAGAGTAGCCTATGGATTCCGTTGGTACTTTAAGGATGAATGGGAAGCTATGAAGAAGTAATATTCTTCATTAATAAGGTTGTCTGGTGACTTAAAGATTTTATATCTTTAAAAGCAGGTTCGATTCCTGTTTAATCTATTCGATATAGGATAGTTAGGAGTCATGACCTAATGAAAAGGATTTCTACTCATCCTTCCTATATTTTATTTTTAAGAGTAGAAGAAAGAGTAGATATTATGTAGAGTAAATTATATTGTGTTTATATACACAGAAATAAGTAGAATGGTAAAGTTTATATAGGTCAAACTTGTCAGAAACCTGAAAAGCGTTGGTCTAATGGATATGGTTATAAAGGTTGTCCTAAATTTTATACAGCTATTCAAAAATATGGATGGGATGGTTTTGAACATATAATTATTCAAGATCATTTATCTAAACAAGAAGCAGATAATTTAGAAAAAGAATTAATAGCTAAATATAACTCAACAAGTAAAGAAACTGGTTATAATATTAGTATTGGTGGACAAGAAGCTTTTGCTAATTATGACTTAAGAGAAGTTATTTGTCTTAATACTAAAGAAATATTTAATTCTACCGCAGATGCAGCTGAAAAATATTATGGTCATAGAGATGGAAGCCATATTAGTGAAGTTTGTTCTGGAAAAAGAAATCATGCAGGAAAATTAAAGAATGGAGATTTTATTAGTTGGGCATATTTAGATGATTATTTAATAAATCCAAGTAAATATGAAAATTTTTCTACCAAGAAAAAGAATCCAGGTAGAGCAAGAAAAGTGATTTGTGTAAATACAGGAGAGGTATTTGATACTTTAAAAGAAGCTGCTGAATGGAGTAATCAAAAAAGTCATCAAAATATAAGTGCAGTTTGTAGAGGGTTAAGAAATTTTGCTGGTAAACATCCTGAAACTGGAGAAAAATTATCTTGGAAATATGTTGAATAATAGATATAAAGCCTAATAAGGTTTTATTAATATAATTTATCCTTTCTCAAGCGAGTTTTATAGCTTTCTCCTTCAAAAAGCTATTCTTTTTTACCGCGGCGCCGGTTAACTCTTAAAGGCATCATAGTAAAAAAGAAATATACGCGGGTGTGGCGTAAAGGTAGCCGCATGGGACTTAAAATCCCAGGTCTGCGTGACGTGAGGGTTCGAATCCCTCCACCCGCACTGCATTGATGGTGTAATTCTTTATTATTAGAAGAGTAATGTTAAAGTCGCGAATTTAATACTTCAGAATAAAAGAAGCGTAGACCTGATCAATCTACAGAACACGCCTGCGAGGAAGCAGGAGACTACGTGAGAATCGTATGATGCAACCATACCCTGATGGCGGAATTGGTATACGCGGCAGACTAAGGATCTGTGTCTTCGGACGTGTGGGTTCGAGTCCCACTCGGGGTACGTTACTGACTAACATTTGTTTTGTTTTTCTTACCTCCTTTCTTTTTTTAAAGACACTTACAGCAATTTTTACAAGGATAGTCTGTTAAACTATAATCTTACTTAAAGTGTCTTGTTAATATATAATCGAGAGTACCCAAGTGGTGATGGGACCATTCTTATAAAGTGGTAGCCGTTGGTTCGATTCCAACCTCTCGAATTAGACGAAAGTATCTTTCTCACATCTCGATATGAGGTGTGACTCCTAGGTTAGAAAGGTATGATTAGTCTTTGGGTCAGTAGTTCAGTTGGGAGAACGTCGGTCCTGCAAACCGAATGTCGTGGGTTCGAATCCCACCTGTATCCATTTAATTATCGCCCGGTCGTCTAAAGGTTAGGACGGCGGTCTCTAAAACCGCAAATCGTTGGGTTCGACTCCCCGGCGGGTGATTTTTAGACAGGCAAACTGCAATTTTGTAAATAGCAGAAGAACTTTATTTTTTTATTATTGATAAAGCAGGGTTGTTTTGCTGGTTTTGTGTCCCCTATCATCTAAAATACAGCATCCTGTCTAGTTCTGCAGCTATACTCAAATTGGCAAGAGGGCAGTCTACTAAACTGCTAGGCGAGTAATCGTGTGCAGGTTCGAGTCCTGCTGGCTGCGTTTGCCGAGATCGCATAGTCTGGTTGAGTGCGTCGGTCCTGAAAATCGAAGGTCGTAAGATCCGTAGGTTCGAATCCTACTCTCGGCGCTGTAGGTCCTTGGTTCAATGGTAGAATAAGGGTCTCCAACACCCAAGATAGAGGTCCGATTCCTCTAGGGCCTGTTTAGAGGAGGATAAATATTATGGTAACTAATACTTTTCAATTTAATATTGCATCTACTCAAAAGTAGATATTAGATTTTTTTTAGGAATAGGTAGTTCCTTCTTATATTGCACCAAAAAGAAATAAACATATTTTTGGAGTAATGACTCATAATTCTGATAATACTGTTTATTTTGGTCCAGATTATAATTATGGAATGGATAATATTCCTGTAGAAGATCAAATTGTTATAATTCATGATGAATCTGAAGGTTTATATTGGAAAGATATGTAATTTTACTTTTTAAAAAATTTATGTTATAATATTATTATAATAAATAAAAGACACATACAGCAATTTTATTTATTGATTATGCAAGGATTAATTAATACACTGTGTCTTGAGTAAGGGGTAGCACTGGTTTCGATATGGTTATGAAAATTTAATTCTCGTTCGGGTGATTACGTTATAAATCAAAAATTAAAATAAACGCTAACGATTACGCATTAGCAGCTTGACTTAATTTATCAAGCACCAAAAAATACTAAGATTCTAGTGGTAGGTATTGAGGTTTAAAAACAACTAGGTTTTGTTCATGTTTGTACTCCTTTTTTAAATTCTTATATAACGACGTAAAGGAATTAAATTAGTAGTAGGTATAGACGCGAGTTCGATTCTCGCCTACTCCATTGCCGTAGAGTGCAAAAGGCATAAAACCACTCATAATGGGGCGTAGCCTAGCGGTGAGGCGCTAGTTTTGGGAACTAGATTAGGCAGGTCCGACTCCTGTCGCCCCAATTAAGTCCGAATAGGATCCTCCTAAGAGGTATGGCAAAAGTTGAAACACTCATGTCTAGATCCTACGGGGCAAGCTAATCCGCCAACGAAAGCTTCTGGTTTTATAGTTTGACAGAGGAGACGCGTCACTTACGATAAGCAAGCCTGCGGGAATGTTTTTAGTAGCAGATGACATAAACTATAAAAATTTTAAGATATGCCCTAAGATGTGAGAAAAAGGGCGAAGAAGAATAAGGAATGTAATTTCGCTGAATAAAATTTCATAACTCTCCTTTCTTGCCAGAAAGGAATTAAAAATGAAAGATTTAAGCAACAAAATTTTTGGTCACTTATTAGTATTAGAACCAACTAAATAGAGAAAATGGGGTTCTGTAATATGGAAATGTAAATGTCTTTATTGTGGAAATGAATAGGTTTATAAAGATAGTGGAAATCTTCAAAAAGATTTTGACCATAACTGTGGATGTCATAAAAGTGAAAAATCTTTAAATAATTTAAAGAAACAACATACTATTATTGATTTAACAGGACAATTTTTTGGAGATTTTTAGGTTTTATATCAAGCTAAATATGAAAAGAATAAACCTATTAAATGGCATTGTAAATGTTTAAAATGCGGACTTGAAAAAGATATAAACAGTCAAAGTTTAAGAGAAGGTCGTTCTAAATATTGTAAATGTCATAGAGCCTCAAGAGGAGAAGATAAAATAGTCTAGATTCTTTCTTAGAATAATTTATCTTTTGAAAGAGAAAAAAGATTTTAGTCTTGTAAAGGAAGTAAACAATCTTTACCTTTTGATTTTTATGTAAATAATTAGTATTTAATAGAATATGATGGTGAACAACATTTTCAAAAAATAGACATTTTTGGTGGAGAATAGCGTTTTTTATTTACTCAATAGAGAGATAAAATAAAAAATGAATGGTGTTTAAATAATAATATACCATTAATACGCATTCCATATACTCAATTAAATATTTTAACTATTTAGGACTTAATTCCTTCTTCTTCTAAATTTTTAGTAAGGAGAAAAAATAATGAAATACTATAGTGAAATTTTAAAGAAACTTTATGACTCAAAAGACGAACTTGTAAAAGCAGAAGTTGCTGCTACTAAGGCTAAATCTGATCGTGAAGTAAAAGCAAAAGAAGTAACAGAACTTATTAAAGCTGCAAATGAAGCTACTAAGAAAGCTAATACTGCTCTTAGAGAGTTTATTAACGAATATGGTAGTTTCAAAACAACTATCAAGAGTGAAGATGCTGGAACAAAAAGTGACTTTTGGGATCTTTTTGATAAGTTGATGTTTTAAGCGCGGGAGCCGCGTTAGGCTCCTTGGGATTGGTTCTTGACAGGGAATGACCAGCCGCGTGTTTAAAATATTAGTCCGATGAGGACAAAGTTTAAGTTGGCTACTTAAACACTTCGGGACTTAGCCAGTCCCATACAGACCCTTAGCCTAGAGGTAGGGCACAGGACTTTGACTCCTGCAGGGGTGGTTCGATTCCACCAGGGCCTGCTCAGACACATACAGCAAAACATACATATTATTTTATGTGTCACAAGTTCGATTCTTGTCTTTTCGTTTTGAAATGTAGATCAGTTGGTAGATCAATAAATTATAATAATGTGTCTAGTATATTTTAGAAAGGAACTTTAACTTTTGAAACTTTATAATATAACAAATATAGATAGATTTTTTGAAATAGTAGATGCTTGTAGAGGAAATGTCTACATTACATCTTCTCAAGGAGATAAGTTTAACCTCAAATCAAGTTTAACAAAGTATATTGCTTTTGCAAACCTTCTTCCAGAAGCTACTCTTGCTGAACTTGAATTAGAAGTAGAGTATCCTGAAGATGCACAGTCTTTTATTAAATTCATGATGGGTTAAGGAGATTAAGGTGAGTAAGAAAACACATTGGGTTCATGTAGGTGATAACATTACTGATATGCGTTCAGAAGAGCAGAAAAGAAAAGATGCTAAAAAGGCTTTTAAAGTAGGTCTTGCTCTTCAGAGAATGAAAACTGATAAACCTAAACTTGATGGCTCTGATAAGCCTTTCTATGCAAAGAAAAAGAAAAAGGAAAACCCAGATGGTCAGAAATCATCTGAGGAGATAGAGAGTGGGATGTAGGCTGAATAAGTCGATCATCATTTAAAGAGTAGACTAGTCTTTTGGAAATATATTCACACCACTCGGGTTTAGGGTTAACCTTTAAAACCCTATTATATCCCATTAGCTTAATGGAAAGAGTATCTGAATACGAATCAGAAGATACACGTTCGATTCGTGTATGGGATAGCAAGGTTTGAGCCTTGTAATGTATATATGCATTTGGAAGTCTCTTAGCACTCCAGGTTGGCTAGCTAGAAACACTGGATCGGCAGGTAAAGCATGTTATGAGGTGAGAGATAAGACATGCGGCGGTTCGTCGTTAAGGGCATCCGCCTAATAACTTCCTATAGCTTAATGGAAAGAGCAGTGGCCTTCTAAGCCATTAATCTTGGTTCGACTCCAGGTAGGAAGGCACGGTTAACGATTATACCGTTGCCGCAGTTTATTATTCATAATTGTTTTAATTTAATTAGACTCTTACAGCAAATATTTCTGTTATGATCGCCAAATTTACCTCCCCATGATCAAAGGGAATGAGTCTAGAATATGTACAGTTGACAGATCGGCTATGTATCCGGCTGCAACCCGGTTTAGGTAGGTTCGACTCCTACACTGTACTTTTTAGGCTCAGGGGATTGAATTAAGTTCTTTCTTTTGAGCCTATTTTTTATTTTACTTTTTAAAAAATTTATGATATAATATTTATATAAGAGATAAAAATTAAAATGTGCCGTTAGCTCAGTTGGTAGTAGCAACAGACTTTTAATCTGTAGGTCCGGAGTTCAAATCTCCGACGGCACACTTTGGGTAGATATACCGTAAGTAGTAGCGGGGTTGACTGTAGATCAACTGTCTTCGGACTCGGGTGGTGCAACTCCATCTCTGCCCACTTATAGTACCGTCTTTCAATGGTAGGAAGTCTCTCTGATAAGGAGATAATATTAGTTCAATTCTAATCGGTACTATCTTTGGGTTGATAACTTTGTATCCCATGAAAAAGTTATTGAGGTTAGAAGAGAGCCAAAAGCAGAAATGGGTTTAAGTCCTGCTCTTTTTGGGACGATAGCTTACGCGGTCTGTAGCACTGGTCTGAAAAACCAGAGGGTGATGGTTCGACACCATCTCGTCCCACTTTGTTCAATTAACTCAACAGGGAGAGTGCTACTCTTACAAGGTAGAAGTTGTAGGTTCAAGTCCTACATTGAACACTTTACTTTTAATTATTTTCGATAAGGAGATAAGAATATGTCTAATACTTTTATGAATGCTCTTGAAGAACAGTATAATTATAAATTTACAGAAAACGGCGCCCTTGCGCATCGTTCTACAGGTTCTAAAGTTTATGACCTGTTTGCTTTTGGTGGAGCATATCGTTCTCGTAGTGACGCAGATTGCATGAATCTTTTTAGAAATGCCTTTAAAGAAGACCCAGACCTTGCTGTAAAATGTCTGTTTTATCTTCGTGATTGTAGAGGTGGACAGGGAGAACGTAGATTCTTTCGTGTATGCTATAAATGGTTGGCTAAGAATGAACCGGCCGCAGCGATTAAAAATATTGAATATATTCCTTTTTACGGCAGGTGGGATGACCTTCTTTGCTTAATCGGTACTCCTGTTGAAAAAGAAGTAGCTTCTCTTATTGAAAAGCAGCTTACTCTTGATATGGAAGATACTATTAATGGTAAAGCGATTTCACTCCTTGCTAAATGGCTTCCAAGTGAAAATGCTCATAGTAAAGAAACAAAAGAAAAAGCTCGTTGGATTATTACTAATCTTCGACTTACACCAAGAGCATATAGAAAAACTCTTTCTCGTTTGAGAGAGCAGATTAAAGTTCTTGAAAAACTTATGTCTGCTAATAGATGGGATGAAATTGAATTTTCTAAAATCCCGTCTAAAGCTGGACTTATTTATCGCAATGCTTTTGCTAGACGTGATATGATTGCGGAAAAGTATAAAGACTTTGCTATGAATAAAAATACAAAAGTAAATGCAGATACTCTGTATCCGTATGAAATTGTAGAAAAGGTAAGTAAACAGCTTGAGTGGTGGAATAATATTTTTAAAGGCACAGAAGTAGAAAGAGAGATGTTAAATAAATATTGGGAAAATCAAAAGGATTATCTCAATGGTGCATCTCCCTCTATGCTTTGTGTAGTGGATACTTCTGCCTCTATGAGGGGTAGACCTTTGGATGTAGCTTGTTCTCTTGGATTGTATTGTGCCGAAAGAATGAGTGGAGAGTTTGCTGGAAAGTATATTAGCTTTAGTAGAAGACCGCGGCTGGTTAACTGTGAAGGGTATGACTTTGTTGACAAAGTGTGCCGAATTTACAGAGATAACCTCTGTGAAAACACTGATCTTACTAAAGTCTTTGACCTTTTACTCAATACTACTTTGCAGAAAGGAGTAAAACGAGAAGATATTCCTAAAACTATTTGTGTAATTTCCGATATGGAAATAGATTACATGTCGAATTGGCGTGAATCAACTGCTAAAACAGAAATGGAAAGAGTTAGAGAAAAATGGGCTTATCACGGTCTTAACCTTCCTCGACTTGTATACTGGAATGTCAATTCTAGAAACTCAAATACAATTTTAGATTCTGGTTCTAATGTAAGTTTTGTTAGTGGGTGTTCCCCTACTATTTTTACGAGTGTTTTAACAGGGAAAAATGGATTCGATTTAATGCTTGATGTATTGCTTTCTGAAAGATATAAAAATATAAAAAATTAAATAAGAATAAGGACAATTTTTTTAATTGTCCTTATTTTTATTTTTATATATCTATGATACAATCGACATTATTTTAGAATATGAGGTAAAATATGGGAAAAAAAATTGATTTAACAGGGCAAAGATTTGGAATGTGGACTGTTTTATCCTAGTCTTCAGAAAGAGATGCTGCAGGAGGCATTATGTGGAAATGTCAATGCGATTGTGGTACCATAAAAAACGTAGCAGGATCAAGTCTAAGAAAAGGAAAGAGTACATGTTGCGGATGCGTAAAACAAAATCAAAATAATAATATGATAGGCAAAAAATTTGGTATGCTTACTGTAATAGAAAAAACTTCTGATAGAAGTAAAAATGGTTCTATTAAATGGAAATGTAAATGTGATTGTGGTAATTATTGTTTCCGATCTACTATAGATTTACATAAAAAAGATAGAATACAAAATTGTGGATGTTATAATAAAACTACAGCTTTAGATTTAAGTATTATAGGGAAAAAATTTGGTAAACTTACTGTTTTATAGTATGTTGGAAAAAGTATATATAAATGTCAATGTAAATGTGGTAATATAAAAAACATTAGAAGAGATTCATTAATAACAGGAAATACATTATCTTGTGGTTGTATTAATTATTCTGTAGGAGAAAAAAATATTTAGAATATATTAAAAGAAAATCAAATTTCTTTTATTTCTCAATATACATAGCCATCTTTATGTAAAAAGAAATTTGATTTTGCTATTATTCAAGATAATAAACCTATTCGCTTAATTGAGTTTGACGGTTAGCAACATTTTAATGATTTAAAAGGTTTATGGAACTCTAAAGAATCTTTAGCTAATATTCAAAAAAGGGATAAATAGAAAAATCAATGGGCTAAATAGCACAATATTCCATTAGTAAGGATACCTTATACAGAAAGAGATAATATTACATTAGATTTAATATTAGGAGATAAATACTTAATATGAGGACCAGTCAAAACCAGATTGAGCGGCGGCCGCGGTTGACAACTACATATGTAGTATAACAAAATTAACCTGTTGCGGCTGTTCTCTCTTTTGTGAACATAGAAAAGAAAAAGAAAAAAAGGGGACTTGTAATTAAAACAAGTACCCTTTTTCTTTTTGCCTTTTTAATCTGTCTCTGACAGACTAATAGTATTTTCTAGTAATATGTAAAAAATCTACCATACTAATCTCTTGCTCTTCAACCATTTTACATAATTTCTATTCTGAATAAACACCCTATTTATAATAATATTTAATCAAATCTAAATTTAATCTCATATATAATTTATCCAATCTCAAATTTTATTAACTAATCCTTAACAAGTTTTGATCACTTGCACTACTATAAGCTATTGCAGATACTATACTTATTTCAGCAGCATTAGAAGCTGGTGCAGAAGTAAATGAAATTGTTATACTGTCATTACTATTAATAATTACTGTATATCCAATTTGACCTGTTGAAGATAAACTTGTAAGAGGTGCAATGTAAGTAATATTATTATCAGTTATATTTACAGACACAAGAATATTTTTAGTATTTAAATAATGATTTATAGTAAAACTAGTAGTTGTTCCATCTCCTACTGTTGTATGAAATGAAGATAATGGGCTTGGTAAAGCAGTTTGTAATTGTTGAAGAGTAACTAAATCCATTGCATTTGTTGCATCTGCTCCAGCAGTTACTTTACCCGCAAATACACCTGTTGCTGAAAGAGTTATAGTTCCATTACTATAACTAGAAGATAATCCTGTTCCAGCAGCAATCTTAGACATAGCTTCTCTTGTCGTTACACTCCAACCAGAAGTTTTATTTAACTTATAAATAAAAACCTGGTCACCTTGCTGTGTGGCACTATGAGAAGATACACTTCTATAATATTGAAACTAAACTTCAGTAGGAGGATTATTATTTACATAAGCCATAAACGCCATTCTAGTTTGATTTCCACTAGCAGGATTACTATTACTTGAAGCACGACAATAAACAATAGTATTAGTATTATAAGCAGCAATAAAATCATCCCATGTTGAATTACCATAAGATAATATAGTCATTGTAGGAGGAATTAATTCTCTTGCTGTTGCATCTTTAAAATCATAAGTATTACCATCAGGAAGAGTTATACTTGACAATTCTGCCATAAAATCCCCTCCTTAATTAACTAACTGTAATTGTAGCTTGTGTACCTGTAAATCCAATATTAGAAACACTACCATTAGGTGTACCAGATGTAGAAATTGTATCTTCTTCTCCTGTAAATGTAGGCTGACTAGCTGTATAACTAGCATCTCCAATTTTTACAGTGGTTGTAGTAGTAGTAATTGGAGCAGCTTTAGTAGCACCAATTTGATATAAACTTAAATTTTCATTAGCTACGCTAAAATAAGTAATTGCATTAGTAGGAGCAGTAGCACCAGGAGCTGCTGTAGCTAAAGCACTAACCATGTCAGTAACAGCATTAACTTGTTTAATACTAGCTGTAGAACCAGCTGTATTTACAGAAATTGTAGGTGTAGAAACAGTTCCAGCTGGTGTATATGTTCCAGTAAATGTACTATTAGAACCAGTAAAAGTACCACCTGAAACGGTTCCCGCAGGTGTATAAGTTGCACTAGCATTATCTTTATATGCTAAAGCACCAAGAGATTGTAATTGTGGTCCAAGTGAGTGCCATTTACTATCATCACCATAAATAAATTCTTCTTTATTATAAAAATACAAATCACCAATAGTTTTAGAAATTACTGCACTACCATCTACAGTAGGATCTTCATTCCCACCATCTGTTAAAGCTGTAGTAGATACACCTTTAAAAACAATAGCACTTCCACCAGTGATAGATTCTATCTGTTGTCTTGCCCAAGTATCTTTTATATCATATGTATTACCATTAGGCAAAGTAATTTGTGATATTGATGGATTAGGCATAATACTTTCCTTTCTTTATTTTAATCAGTTGTAAAAATTAATCTTCCATTCTAAATTTCAGAATCCTAAACTCTAACTTTATTATTCCAAAATTCTTTCTATGCAAGAGTAACGTGTATATCTAAATTATTTATATGACTGTAAAATAAGTCATCAACAAAAGGAAGATCAGCTACATAAGTAGTTCCATCTCCTAACTTTATACCAGGGTAATTTTTTATATTACCCTATTTATCTTCTTCTGTGGTTCTATTTGTATAAATATAAAATGTGTTTTTCTAAGATATTAGGCTCATTTGTTGATTCCATTCTTCTTTTGTTTTAGCTAATATAGTAGCTTTACCTTGAAGCTGTTGATTTAAGAAATCTAATCGCTATAAAATTTCTTTATTTGATAGCTAAACATCACCTAAAAATATTTTATCTACATCAGTAAGAAAATAAAAAGTATAGGCATCAGGAGTTATGGAACTATATTGCTAAGATGTTCCTTTAAAAAATTTTACTGGATATTTTTCTTCCGCCATAATATCTCCTTCATCCGTTCCTTTTGTTTATATAAATCTTTTCATATAGAATATATAAAAAACAAAAAATAAAATTAATATCTTTCGTCCTAAGTAAAATTTGACTTTAATAAAAAATTATTGTATAATTAAATAAAAGAATAATTATTAGGAGATTTTATTATGACATTTGAAGAAATGCAAGATTTTTTAAGTAAAATTCAAGCTGAAAAACCTTAGACTAAAATTATGAATGCATTACTTAGTTGTTATCAAGAGGTAAAACAGCATGAAAAAATGATTATTGAAATTCAATAGAAGTTAAATGAAATTATTAAAGGATGGAATGAAGAAGTTGCAGATGAAGGAGAAGAGGAAGAAAATGCGGCCGCCCTTAATCCCGATATATCTGAAGATATGATTCAAGAAGATGACCTTCCTGAAGATACCGGTGCCGCAATTTAGGAGGTAAAAGAATAATGAGTGTTATTTACAAATCAATTCCAGCTGATCAAATGAAAAATATATCTATAAATGATTATTCTATCCAGAATAATACTATTACTACTTCAACTACTTCAGCTTCTCCAACTTTAAAATATGATAATATTTTAAAATATAATGATAATTTTTAGAGTATAAAAATTTATCCTCCTTTAAGTACAGCAGATGAAATAAAAAAGGCTCTACAAGATTTAAAAAAAGCTATAAATAATCCAGATGATTTCAAATCAGTTAAAGAAATTGTACCAGAAAAAGTTTATGAATTTACTTTCAATGATAATACAAAAATAAAAACTATTCGAGAAGAAAATGATCCTTTTGATTTAGAATATATGTTTTATCTTGCTCTTGCTAAAAAATTATATTCTAAAGATTATACTTTTGAAGGTGTACTTATGAAAGCTGCTGAATTACAGTTTATTAAAAGTACCGTAAAAACAGTAAAAAAGGGTATTCAAATATTTAAAAAGGCACAAGAAGAAAAGGCTAAAAAAGAAGAACAAGAAGCTATTAAAAAACGGCAGCATGAAAAATACATAAGAAAGAAAAAAGAAGCTAAAGAGCGTAAACGTAATAACCAAATAAATATTATTGCAGAAGCAATTAAAACTGCAAAAGGCTGTTTATAATGAAAAAAATACCTATTTATAAATGGAATCCTTGGATTGGTTGTCAGAGAAAAAGTTAGGGATGTAAATTATGTTCATCTAGTGCTTTTTGTGAAGGATATTTTGATATGATTAGAGTAACTAATCAATTAGATATGCCAATTCAAGTAAATAAAGATAAAAATTTTATTCTTCCAAAAAATTCTCATGTAGCCCTTTAGTATAGTGGAGATTTTTTTATATAGGAAATGGAGCCTATTAGATCTATAATTTGGAATATTATAAGAATTAGAAAAGATTGTACTTTTCATATAGCAACAAAAAGACCTTAGAATATTAAAAATATGCTTCCGATTGATTGGGAAGATGGATGGGAAAATATCTATATTAATTGTACAACTTAGAATCAAAAAAGAGCAGATGAAAGATTACCTATCTATTTAAATCTTCCATTAAAACATTATACAATTTTAACTCAACCTTTATTATAGCAAATTAACATAGAAAAATTTTTATAGCAATATAATATAGATTAGGTTGTTGTAGAAGGATAGCATCATCATTATCCTTATAAATATTAGGAAGTAAGACCTTGTAAATATAGTTGGGTTAAAAATTTATATTAGCAATGTAAAAGAACAAAAACAAAATTTTATTTTACTTTAACTGGTACAAAATGGATAAATTAGAATCAAGAAGAAATTTGTGTAAGTCCATATGAAAATTATATGTAGATTTTAGCTAATAAATATAATTTTAATACGAATACAGGTTTTTATGGTTCTGTAAAATATGAATTATTGTAGGTATATAATAAATAAAGGATAATTAAAAATCCTTTATTTATTTTTTTAAAATTTTATGTTATAATATATTTATAAAAAAAAAGGAGAAAATATGGAAAATAAATATATTATTAATGAATCTGAATTAATTGATTTATTAGCTATGTATCATTATGCAAATTGTTTAAAATCAGGAGGAGTTAATAATTGGTCATGGTATATGACTAATAAAGAAGAATATCTTGGTGAATTTGAATCTTTTGAAGATAAAGCAAAAGATGATCTTAAATATTATACTAAAATAGAAGCATAAAAATAAGACTTTAGTACACTCAAAAAAGGAAGTGTTATTATGATAAAAATTCTTTATACTGTTGGATGTGATTATGGAGATATTGAAATAGAACCAGATTTTATTAATTTAGAAGCACTTTTTGATAAAGATATTACCACTGATGAAATGATAGAAGAACTTAATGAAATTATTCATTCTAATTTTTATCATGGTTGGTTAGTAGATTGGAGAGTAATAGAATGAGAGATATTAATAGACTACCTAATTTTTATGCTCAACTTGCTAATCGTCATGCAGAAATACCTGATATGAGATTTGGACAACTTATGTTTGCTTTTATTCGTTGGGCAGAAATGCAGAATATAGATGTTTTTTATCTTGAAGAAGATGAATTTCTTAAAATATATACTAAATTTTTAAAAGATATTTAGGCTAAACATATTCCTAATATAGAAGGTAAATTTGGAGGTTAAGGATGCTTAATAAAAATGGAACAAGGGAACTTTGTTACGTTGTAAAAATAGATGAAATACATCCTATCCCTGATAGAGATAGAGTAGAATGTGCTGTAGTAGGTGGATGGACTATTATGGTTCGTAAGGACCAGTTTAAACCTGGAGACCCTGCCATTTACTTTGAAATAGATTCAAAAGTACCTGAAACAGAACCTTTTGAATTTCTTGCTCAGAAGAAATATAAAATCAAAACTCAAAGATATAAGACTCCAGAAGGTCCTTTCTTCTCTCAAGGGCTTCTTATGTCAGCTGAAGATTTTGGTTGGGGAAAAATATTTAATCCAGATGGTTATATAGGAATAGTAGAAAATGGAAAAACTCATTTTGTTAATGATGAATCCCGTTTTCTTACTGCGGCGCTCGGTGTAACCTACGCAGAGGCCAGTGACAATCAGCGAAAAGCGGCGTCCGCGGATAAATACAAAAAAATGGCACAGCGTCATGGAAAACTTTTCCGTCATCAGCCTTTCCGTTGGCTTATGAAACGTACCTGGGGAAAGAAACTTCTTTTTATTTTCTTTGGTAAAAAAAGAGATAAAAAATCTAGTTGGCCTTCTTGGGTAACAAAGACAGATGAAGAACGTGTTCAGAATATGCCTTGGATTCTTAATGATAAAGATTTCTGGATTGCAACAGAAAAAATAGATGGTTCATCTACTACTTTTACAATTAAACGTAAGCCTTTTAGTAATTATGATTTTTTTGTCTGTTCTAGAAATGTATGTTTTGATAAACCTGATAAGAAATGTTACTATGAAACAAATATATATACCGAGATGGCCGAGAAATATCATATTGAAGAAAAAATGAAAAATATGCTCTTCAAAGATGATAGATTTGCTGATTGCGAATGGATTACTATTCAGGGCGAAACTTATGGAGCAGGAGTTCAGAAAAGAGATTATTCTACTAAAGAGCATGGTTTTATGGCTTTTAATTTTATTGACTCCAAAAGAGGAAGATGGAATAGTATAGATATGAAATCTTATCTTGAATATTCTAATGGTATTCCTTGTGTACCAATTCTTAAAAAAGATTATATTCTTCCTGATACAGTAGAAGAGCTTCTTGAATATGCAACAGGAGAAAGTAAACTTGATAGTGGTATGAGAGAAGGTATTGTATTTCGTTCTCACGATGGAACTCGTAGCTTTAAAGCAGTTAGTAATGAATATCTCATAAAGTATCAGAATAAAAATTAAACACGCGGCGGCCGTCCTATGTATCCTTAGACTAGTTAAATCTGGATTGGACAGCCGCCGCGCCTCTTTTACCCACTTACTCTTGACAAAGTAAAAAATTTATATTATAATATAAAAAACAAAACAAATGAGAAAGAAAGTAGCAAGAAGTAAGTTAATAATACTTACTTTATTTTTTTAAAAATTTATGATATAATATTTATATACAAAAAGAAAGAAGGGATTTTTATGAGAAAAAATAAAGACATTAGAAAACAATCTTTCAGTGACTTCTATTGTACAAAATGTGGACATAAAGGTATTCCTATTATTAGACGAGAGGGGCATGAGAAAGAACCTGGTCATCTTAAAAAACTCTTTTGTCTTTATTGTAATTCAGAACAAAATATGGTAGAAGTAAGGCAGAGAGGGCGATATACGCTTGAAGATTTTTTAATAGAATTTCAAAATGGTAATTTTGAAAACGGCTTACGTAAAATGCCATATAAACAATTTCTTATGGAAATGAGAAAGAAAGAAGGTAATAAACATGAATAAAGGTATTCTTTATATCTCTTGTGGTATTCCTGGTTCTGGAAAATCTACTTTTCTTAAAAAAGTAGCTAAGAAAAATGAATCTGTAATTTCTCGTGATGAAATTCGTTTCGCTCTTCTTAAAAAAGGAGAAGGGTATTTTTCTCATGAAGAAGAAGTATTTAAACATTTTGTAAATATTATTACAGACAATATTAATTCTGGAATTAATGTATATGCAGATGCAACTCATTTAAATAAAATTAGTCGTAAAAAACTTACAAATGCACTTCTTGAAGCAGGGTGCCAGCCCGCGGATGTTCAGGCTATTTTTTTTGATGTTCCTATTGATATTTGTCTTGAACGCAATGAAAAACGTAAAGGAACTAGAGCATATGTTCCAGAAATTATAATTCGTAGAATGTATAATTCTTTATCTTATCCTATAGAATTTTCTCATGTATGGATTGTTGATAAAGATGGTAATGTTAGTAAATCAAAATGAGGTATTAAAATGATATATTTCACGTCTGACCTTCATATCGGTCATGATAAAGAGTTTCTTTGGGGAAAAAGAGGTTTTCCTCATATTTATGCTCATGACGAAGCAATAATTAAAAATATAAATGATATTGTAGAATGGAATGATGAACTTTGGATATTAGGAGACCTTGCTCTTGGTACTGACGAAACAGAATGGAATAGAGTATTTTATAATCTTAGATGTCAAAATATTCATTTTATTATTGGAAACCATGATACAGATAGAAAAATAGATAAATATATTGATGAATATAGACTTGAATTTCATGGATATGTAGATATGATAAAATATAGTAAAACTAAAAGACTTTATCTTTCTCATTATCCTACAATAACAGATAACTACGATGACACAGCAAGGTCTCATGTAATTAATTTGTTCGGTCATACTCATCAATCAACTAATTTTTTTAATGATAATCCTTATATGTATCATGTGGGACTTGATTCACATAATATGTATCCTGTTTCTATTGAACAGATTATTAAAGATATTGAAAAGAAAGTGAGAGAAAAACAATATGAAAACAAAAATTGTATATGAAAAATTTGATAAAGAAAATGGTATTAGTATCGTAACTATTCAAAATAAATATGGACGTTTTACTGGAATAGCAATGTGTCATCCTGATGATAGTTTTTCTCCTTTTCAAGGTGAACGTATTGCAGCTACAAAAGCTAATATTGAATTTTTAAAATTCCGTATTAAACAAACAAAAGCAGAAGCTAAAGGTATTAATAAACTTCTTTCTGATTTTTATTATAATACAGATATTTCTGCTTCTAGTTATGTAGGACCTGTTTGGAAACATGCTCTTGTAAAACTTAAAAGATATGAAAAAGATATAGAGAATTTTAAAGAAGGGATTGAAATTCTTAAAGATTCTATCGTTAAAATGGATAATGAACGGCAGGAGGTTCTGAAAAGGTCAAAGCAAAATAAGTAATCTATTTTAATTTTCATATATTTTGATAATTAAAATGGAGGATTTTATAATTGCTTTATTTTATATTAGGAATTTTACTTGTATCATTAGGACTTCCTGTTCTAGAAGCTTTATCCTCTATTGTTTCTTCTTGGTCTGAATATGTTGTTTATTCTTTTGCTTTTAAAATTTATAAAGTAAAAAAAGAAATGGGATTAGATGACGAAGAAGAAGAGGAAGAAGAAAAACAAATCTTAGGTTTCACAAGTGTAGCTGGAGATTACGTTCCTGGATAGGACTATGAAATAGAATAGGAAGAGTGATGATATGAAATTTTATGATACTAATGTATTGTTACATGATAAAAATTGGACTAAAGAAGAATTTTTAATTAGTAGTGTAACAATAGAAGAACTTGAATCAATAAAACTTTCAAAAGAAAAAGATCAAAAAATTAAATACCTTGCTAAAAAAGCTAGTCGATGGTTAATAAATAATCCTAATCAATATGAAGTTTTTCTTTTTGATCCAAATGATAAATTTATAAGAAAGAAATTTCCTTTTACTATTGATACACAGGATAAAAAAATTCTAGCAACTGCCATTAGCGCAAAAGAAAGAGGGTATTTATTTGATTTTGTAACATATGATTTTAATTGTTATCTTTTTGCTAAAGCGATAAAATTAAATGCTCAACTTTTAAAAGAAGAATGTAAAGAAAATAAATATAATGGATATAGAACAATAACTTGTCCATCTGATGAAACTTTAGCAGATTTTTATACTAATATAAATGACCCAACTTTTTGGAAATATGAAGATGAAAATGATTTAAAAGTTAATGAATATTTATTAGTATATGATAAAGATAATAATTTAATTGATAAATATAGATACCTTGGAAAAGGTAAATTTGAACAAGTTAAATTTGTTGCTGCTGAAAGTAAAATGTTTGGTAAAGTAAAACCAATAGATCCTTATCAAGAATTGGTTTTAGATAGTTTTAAACATAATCAACTTACCTTAGTAAAAGGACCCGCGGGAACGGGTAAATCGTTACTATCTCTTGCTTATCTGTTCCGTGCAATGGAAAAGGGAGATATAGATAAAATTATAATCTTCTGTAACACTGTAGCAACGGCAGGATCTGCTAAATTAGGATATTATCCTGGTGATAGAACAGAAAAATTACTTGACAGTCAAATCGGTAATTTCTTAATAAGTAAAATTGGTGCTAGAGAAGGAGTTGAAAAACTTATTGATATGGGTCAATTACTTCTTTTACCAATGTCAGATATTAGAGGTTTTGATACTTCTGGAATGAAAGCAGGTATTTATATTACTGAAGCACAAAATCTTAATGTAGAGCTTATGAAACTTGCTTTACAAAGAATTGGAGAAGATTCTATATGTATCTTAGATGGTGATAACGAAACTCAGGTTGATTTAAATACTTATGCAGGAGATAACAACGGACTTAAAAGAGTTTCAGAAGTTTTTAGAGGACAGCCTTTCTACGGAGAAATTACTTTAAAAACAATTCATCGTTCTAAAATAGCTAATATAGCTAGTAGAATGTAATACAATAACAAGACAGGAGAATCTTTTCCTGTCTTTTTTATATAGATTTGAGGGAGGATAATTATATGGATATTAAAAAACAAAAATAGAAACTATAGAAATAGCTTCAATTATGGTAGCTAGAAAAATAGATTATCATCCAAAAACAAGATTTACAAGAAGATATAAAACAAACTAAAAATAGATATAAAGGATAGCGTAAGAAATTATCTACTTCTAAATTTCTTATGCTATTTTTGTTTATTAGTTGCTCTGCTGTTGAGTTTTTTACTATCTTCTTAACTTTTAAAAGTTTAAGTTTAGGATATGTTGATTTTTCTGCTTTACAATCTTTAATAACTGCTGTAGTAGCTGAAGTTGTAGGCTTTGCAATTTATGCTTTAAAATCAACAAAAGAAAATACAAAAGGTGGTATTGTTTACTAGACTGCTATGATTGAAGCTCAACAATGTGATCAAACTGATTAGAATAATTAGGAGGCAGTTGGATAATGAACTTTTTAATTGAGAATTGGCCACTTTTAGTAGCAGCTATTGCCGTGATAGCCGTCGCCGCGATTTATGTTGTAAACTTTTTCAAAAAACCTGGAAGTGAACAATTAGCAAAAGTAAAAGAATGGTTACTTTATGCCGTAGTTCAAGCTGAAAAAGAACTTGGTGGTGGTACAGGACAGATTAAACTTCGTTATGTATACGATATGTTTGTAACTAAGTTCCCTGTGGTTTCCAACTTTGTTACTTTTGAAACCTTTAGTTATATGGTAGATGAAGCTCTTGTAAAAATGAGACATTTATTAGAAACAAATGAAAAAATAGAAGCATATGTAGATTTGGAGGTAAAATAATTTATGGGTTTAAATGGTATTGATATAGCTAGTTATCAAAAAACCTTAGTTCCCTCTCAAATGACAAGTACTGATTTTATTATAATAAAAGCAACACAAGGTAATTCATACCTTAATCCTACTTTTAAAACACAATATCAACAGGCTAAAGCAGCTGGTAAATTACTCGGTATTTATCATTATATAGATGGAACAGGAGTAGATGCTGAAGCTAATTATTTTGTAAATGCAGTTAAATCTGTTAATGGTATTGGAGAAGCTATTCTTGCTGTTGATGAGTAGAGTAATCAAAACTCTCAATATGGTAATGTAAATTATGTAAAACAATTAATGGATAAAATTTACTCTTTAACAGGAGTAAAGCCATTTTTATATATTTCACATAGTATTGCAAGTAAATACAATAGTATAGCAAATGCAGGATATCCTCTTTGGGGAGCACAATATGCTAATTATAACCAGACTAACTATCAATCTTCTCCTTGGAGAGATGGTCAAAACTGGGGTAACTGGGGAGCTGATCCTACTATAAGACAATATTCTAGTGCAGGTAGAATTACTGGATATGGTGGGAATCTTGATTTAGATTTATTCTATGGTACAAGAGAAGACTGGAAAAAGTATGCTAAATCTGGACAGAAAACCACTACTTCTTCTAACCAAAATACTACTACAGTAAAATCTACTATTGATTTTAGTAAATATTATAATAAAGTATCTAACTCTGGTGGTGACTAGAGAGGGGGAATTCGCGGCGGTGCTGCCGGGGATCAGACTGGTCGTGAATGGGAGATTAAAGCTTGGTATAGTTATCCTTGGAACTGTGTAATAAGACATCCTGATGCTAAAGTTAGAGAATTAATAGCTGAACTTTCTATTGAAGCAGCTAATAATAACAATATTGGTTATGACCAAGGACAAAGAGATACATTCTGGCAGCAATTACAAAAAGTTGGATATAGACCAGCTAAAATTACAGTAGGATGTGAATCAGATTGTTCTGCTGGAGTTATTGCTCTTACTAAATCAGCTGGATATTTATTAAATGTTTCTGCTCTTAAAAATATTAGTGCTACTTATACAGGTAATATGAGAACTATTTATAAAAATGCAGGTTTCCAAGTTTTAACAGATAGTAAATATCTTACAAGTAGTGCATATCTTGTTCCAGGTGATATTTTATTAAATGATAATAACCATGTATGTACTAATTTAGGAATTGGTTCTAAATCTGGATATACTCAAACCGGTGGAGTAAGTACTCCTGTTGCAGCTGTTTTTAGTTATGATTCAAGAGAATTACAAACTATGCTTAATGCAGCTGGATGGAGTTTAACCGTTGATGGTATTGAAGGACCTAAAACCATTCAAGCTATAAGAGATTTCCAAACTATTTATAAACTTCCTGTAACAGGTGCTGTTGATGAAAGAATGTATAAGATTCTTAGAGAAGTTTATGGATATATAAAGAATGGCTTTGATGCTAATTATTATAGTAATAAATATAATGATTTAAAGAAAGCTTTTGGTACAGATAAAAAAGCTTTACTTCAACATTATTGGGAATATGGTAGAAAAGAAGGTAGATAGTGCAAGAAAACTGCGGCAGCCGCTCCAACCCAGACACAGTCTAATCCAAAACCTGCTCAGACAGGTCCCGCCGCAGTTCCAATGTATTCTTCTAAAACAGGATGGACAAAAACTCCAGTTCGTCAGGGTAAAATCACAGCTAACCTTTTGAACATTCGTACTCAACCTACAATTCATTCTAGTAATTTAATCTCCTATCCAGTTCTTAAAACAGGAACTGTTGTTGGAGTATGTATGCAAACTAAAGATGAAGATGGTGATCCTTGGTATTATATTAGAATCACAGGAGCTAAAGGTTAGAAATTTGGTTTTGCAAGTGGAACATATATTCAATTAATCTAATTGAAACTTTAAGGGAAGCAAATTTTGCTTCCCTGATTTTTTTATGTGTATAAAAGTTCATTGGTAAATAAGATAAACTTGAAAAATAAGAAAATTTATTGTATAATATAATAGAAAATAAAAATAGGAGATAATAATGAAAGATTATTTTGTTTTAACTTTTTCACAAAATTGTGATTTAGAATCTGTTCATGAAGCAGTTATAACATTACAAAAAGCTTTTCCAGATAAATATATTATTGGATTACCAGAAACAATAGGTCTTAAAGATTGGAGTAAAGAAGAATTAATTAATTTATTAGAATTTTATTCAGATTATATAAAGGAGCTTTTAAATGAGTAAAACTTATGATAAAAACTCAATCGAGTCACTTTCTCCATTAGAGTTTACAAGACTTAAACCGGGAGTGTATGCAGGTGATACAACCTATGCCACACAGCTTTTAGTAGAGATTCTCTCAAACTCTATTGATGAATATCGGCTTGGGCATGGAAATGAAATAGATATAAAAATAGATAAAGATATTGTAATGGTACAGGATTATGGACAGGGCTTCCTTGTTAATGAACTAAGGGAAGATGGAAAATCTATTCTTGAAGCTGCTTTCAGTGTATTAAATACTTCTGGTAAATATCGAGAAGATGGTACTTATGAAGGAACTTCTCTTGGTTCTTTCGGCATCGGTAGTAAAATTACTGTTTTCTTATCCCATTGGCTTGATGTACAAACATGGAGAGATGAAAAAACTGAAGGGATACATTTTGAAGAGGGTATTTTTACAGGAAGGATTGTAAAAGAATGTACTCCTCGTCATCATGGTACATGTGTAAAATGGCAGCCTTCTGAAGAGTTTTTTACTCATACTGAAGTTGAAATTGATAAGGTAAAAGACCTTCTTCAGACTCTTGTTTGTCTTTGCCCGGGATTAACTATTGTTCTTAATGATAATGGAAATGAAATAGTTTATAAATCTGAAAATGGAATTGATGATTTAGTAGACCTTGCTGTTAAAAATACAGAACTTATTAAAAATCGTTTTCATATGAATTATGAAAAAGGTAAAAATAAGATGGATATGGTATTTACATATACTTCTAATTATTCATCTACTATTGTTCCGTATGTAAATACAGGTCTTACGGATTCTGGACAACATATTACTCAGATTAAAACAACTATTACTAGAGTATTTAACAAGTTCTTTAAAGAAAAAGGCTGGATTAAAGAAAAAGATGAAAATCTTACAGGTGATGACATTCAAGAGGGAATGTATGTAGTATTTAATATTACAGCACCGAATGTTGCTTATGATGCACAGGTCAAATCTCGTATAACCAAAATTGATATGTCACCTTTTACTGAAGCTTTTGCAGAAGAACTTGAGTATTGGTTATATAATAATGAGAAAGATGTAAAAGGAATTGCTGATAAAGCAATTAATGCGCGGCGGGCCCGTGAAGCAGCTAAGAAGGCACGAGAAGCCGCTAGAGGACATGTTAAGAAAAAAGAAAAGGTTATCAAGTTTGATACTAAACTTGCTGATTGCTTTAGTAAAGATAGATTAAATTGCGAGATATATATTGTTGAGGGAGATAGCGCCGCCGCAAACTTAAAAACTGCAAGGGATAATGAGTTTCAGGCTGTTCTTCCTGTAAGAGGTAAAATTCTTAATACCTATAAAGCTACATTAGATAAAATTCAGAAAAATGCTGAGATTATGTCGATGATAGATGCTTTTGGTTTAAGTATTAATACAAAATCAATGAAAGTTACATATCATCGTGATGACCTTAGATATGGTAAAATAATTATCATGTCTGATGCTGACGTAGATGGAGCGCATATTAAGAATTTATTCTATACTTTTATCTGGTCATTTTGTCCAGAACTTATTGAAGATGGTTATGTATATGCCGGTGTGCCGCCGCTGTATAAAATAACTACCTCTAGTGGGTATAAATATCTTAAAAATGATGAAGAATTAGAACTTTATAGACAGAAGAATATTGGTAAAAAGTATACTGTAAACCGACTTAAAGGTTTAGGTGAAATGGGTATTGAAGAGACAGAGGAAACTCTGGTTGACCCAGACAGTCGTATCCTTCATAAGGTAACGGTTAACGATAGAACGGCCGCCGCCGCGCTTTTTGATGACTTAATGGGAACAAAAGTTATTCCAAGAAAAGAGTTTATTAAAGTACATTCTAAGGAGGCTACATATGCAGTCTAATATTCTTGAGTTTGTTAAAAAATATTTTTATAATGATATTAATAAAGTTATAATTATAGACATAGACCATCGAAAAAAATATGAATTAAAAGATATGTCTTTATCAAAAATTATGTCATATGATATGAACAATATTGATGGCATAATTTTTGGAGATGATAAAATTTATATGAAATTTTAAAGAGGATTAATATGCAGTTTGATAAAGAAAAAGCGGTTAAAATTTTAACAGATGAACTGTGTTATGCCTATTGTGATAACTGTAAAAATTCTAAAGATATTGAGAATTGTGATGATTGTCATAGAAAATATCAAAATTGGGCATTAGATGAAGACTCAGCTAGATATATTATTGATAGAATCATTAAGGAGACTACATATGCAACCTAATGAATGGAAAGATGTAACTAAAGAAGAAATGATTAATTTTATAAAAAATTATCCAAAACCATTAGTACAAGACTTTTATATGGATTGGTATTCATGGAATGATTTTAGTGATGATAAAAAATGGCCAGAATCTATGGTAGCTAGAGCATTAGAAATGTATGATGAAAGAAAATATCAAATAAAGGAAAATGTTAATGAAAACTAATGACCTTATAAATGAATTAAGCACAAACTTCATAGAATACGCGGCTGCAGTAAACTCCGATCGTGCTATTCCTGATGCTAGAGACGGTCTTAAACCAGTAGCTAAACGTATTCTCTGGAGTGCTTTTGAAGAAAAACGTTTCTTCAATAAACCGCACGTAAAAGCAGCACGTATTGTTGGTGATGTAATGGGTAAATATCACCCTCATGGAGACTCCTCTATTTACGGAGCGATGGTACGTCTCTCTCAGCCGTGGGTAATGCGCTATCCGCTCATCGATTGGCATGGTTCAAACGGGAATATTGCGGGTGATGGACCGGCCGCCGCGCGTTATACAGAAGCAAGACTAACAAAACTATCAGAAGATGGGTTATTAAATAATGTTAAAAAGAATAATGTGGATTTTGTACCGAATTATGATGAGTCTCTTGAAGAGCCTGTGTGTTTACCCAGTTCCTTTCCTAATCTTTTGTGCAATCCTAACTCTGGTATTGGGGTTGCCATGGCATGTAACTGGGCCCCTCATAATTTCAAAGATGTTGCAAATGCGATCTATAATTATATGGATGGTAGTATTCCTACTCTTCCTGGTCCAGACTTTCCTACTGGAGGATTAATTATTAATGGAAAAGATATTCCTAAAATCTATGAAACTGGTCATGGTAGTGTAAAGATTAGAGCAAGATATAAAGTAGAAGGTAATAAAATTATCTTTTATGAAGTACCTTATGGAGAAACAATAGAAGGACTTCTGACTGAACTTGGAGAAGTTTGTGAGAAAAAAGAAATTGAAGGAATTATAGATGCTCATGATGAATCTAACAAAAAAGGAATTAGAATTGTTGTAGAAGTCAGTAAAGGAATTAATATAGATTCTGTAGTGGAACAAATTTATAGAAAAACCAATTTCCAATCCTCTTTTTCTTACAACCAAGTAGCTTTGGTAGATAAAACACCAACAGAATTAAATCTTTCAGATTGTTGTAGAATTTATGTTGAACATAATAAAAAATGTCTTATTAAAGAATTAAACTTTAATCTTCAAAAAGCAAAAGACAGACTTGAAATTGTAGAAGGTCTTTTAAAAGCTTTAGAAGATATTGATAATATTATTGCTCTTATTAAAAGTAGTGAAAATAGTACAATAGCTAAAGAAAAATTAATTGAAAAGTATGAATTTACTGAAAATCAAGCTAAGGCTATTCTTGCTATGAGATTAAGTTCTTTAACTAAACTTGATTCTATTGAACTTAACAAGGAAAAGAATGAACTTGAAGATAAAATTAATATGATTAATAATATTTTAGCTAATGAAAATCTTCAATTAGGTCTTATTAAAGATAGACTTGAAGAACTTGTTAAGAAATATGGTGATGATAGAAAAACAGAAATCACTAATATTGAAATTAAAAAAGAAACAAAAGAAAAGAAAGAAGTAATTCCAGAAGATGTAGTTATTGTTCTTACTCATGGAGGAGATATTAAACGTATTCCAAAAATGAGTTTTAAGGTTCAACATAAAAATACAAAAGGAATAAGAACCACAGAAGAAAATATTCTTACTTCTTTTGCAACTAATACTCTTGATACAGTAATGATTTTTACATCAAAAGGTAAAATGTATAAACTTCCTGTTGATAAAATTCCTGTAGGAGATAATAAATCAAGAGGAATAAATCTTAATACAATATTTACATTTGAACCTAACGAAAAACTTCAAGCTGCAATTAATCTTAAAGATAATACAAATGCAGAATATGTTGTATTTTTTACTAAACAAGGATTAATTAAGAAAACAAAACTTGAAGAGTATAAAAATCTTAAAAAGAATAGTGGATCTCCAGCTATAAAACTTAAAGAAGGAGATAGTTTAGCTAATGTAACCTTCTTAAAAGATGAAGATGTTATTATTCTTACTAAGAAAGGAATGAGTATTAGATTTGAAACCAAGTCTATCAATCCGATTGGACGAGTCACTACCGGAAGAAAAGCTATTAAACTTGCGGAAGGAGATAGCGTTTTGGTCGGCTTGCCGGTCAATAGAAAAAATGAAACAAAACTGCTCATAGCTGGGACAGAATGCGGAAATGTTGTCAAAATCCCTGTAGAATCTTTCCAGAATCAAGCAACGAATGGAAAGGGAATGAAATATATTAAACTCGCGGCCGCCGATACAGTGATTAATGGCATCATTTGTACTAACGATGATAACTTATTAGTTATTGGAACAAAACATTCTAAAGCAGTAAGTATATCGGAAATCGTTCAAACTTCACGTGATAGCACCGGCCGCGCGATTGTGAAAGATGAGCAACTTAAAAATATAGTAAAATTATGAGAAAAGAAGATTTAGATAAAAGAATATGTGATGTAGAACTAGGTGCAACTAATACTGAAACATATAGAGAATTTCTAATTAATTCTATGATATTTTTCAGTGGAAACGAAAATTGTAAGATTCCAGATTTTGATAGTTTGACAGAAGAATTTCTTAATGAATTAATTGATGAATATGATTATCTTTGGGAAAAATAAATAAAATTATGAGTAAAGAAATAATTTGTCCTAATTGCAATAAAGAAATGTATTGGAATTTAGATAGTTTTGGTTATACTCCTTGGCATTTACACTGTGATAATTGTCATATTAATATAGGGGTTAATAAACAATCTAAAGCTATAGAACTTTTAGAAAAATATCATAAACCTTATACTTATATAGAATACTCTTCTAAATATGGACTAGAAATTTTTAAGTGAAGTTCTAATTAAAGAACTTCACTTTATTTTTTTAAAAATTTATGTTATAATATTATTATAAAAAAGAAAGGGGAAAATTATGTATTTTACATTAAGTGGAGATTTTTTACCTGAAGGTAGAACATACTTTGTTCAAAAGTTATTAAAAAATGGACATCATGTAGAAGCACATATTACAGAAAATACAGATTTTTTGATTATTAGTAAAGATGCTATTAATTATAAAAAAGTAAAAGAAGCAACATTAAAAAATATTCCTATTTTAAGAAAAAATGAAATAAATATTATTTTAAAAGGGGAAAATAATGATTAAATCTCTTTATCCATGTTTTCAACATTGGTCTAAACTAGGTGGTGTGTATTTAATTTCTGATACACATTTTAAAGATTTAGATAGAAAAACTATGGGGTATCATATTTCTGAAGAAGACCAATTTTATATTTTAAATGATACTTGTCACCAATTTGATACTCTTATTCATCTTGGTGATGTAGGAGATTTGAGTTATATTAAACGACTTAAATGTCATAAGGTTCTTATTATGGGTAACCATGACCAGTCTATTGAAAAAATGGAAGAGGTTTTTGATGAAGTGTATTCTGGCCCACTTTGGATAAGTCAGAAAATAGTTTTGTCTCATGAACCTATTTCTATATTACCTTGGGATTATTTTCTTGCCCCTTCTTTTGTTTTTAATATTCATGGACATAAACATGATTTAAAAGAAAATGATATTTATCATTTAAATCTTGCTCAAAATGTTTTTGGTTATGTACCTTTAAACTTAAATCAGTTTATTAAAAGTGGAAAACTTAAAAATTTAAAAGATATTCATCGTATTACTATAGATATAGCGACTCTTGAAAAAGAGAGAAGAGAAGAAAAAGAGAAAGAAAGAAAAATTTTATGGTAAAAGTTCCATGTAAGGTAAATAATAAATTTGGCTATAATTTTCTTCATTTTGGTATAGATTATATTATTCCTCCAGGAGAATTTCCGTGGGAGTATAATGGAGAATTTCCTGTAAAAACTTATGCTTTTGTAGAAGATAAATATGGTCATATTTTAAAGATAAAACCAGAAAAAATTAGTTTTATAAAAAGAGGAGAACGTAGAAATACGAAAATAATAGATGTTTGATATAAAAGAAGTAGAAAAACTTTATCCCGGCGCTGGTGGTTTAATGTTGGAACCACAATTAATTCATAAAGGCACTGATTCACAGCTTAAAGTATGTGATGATGGAACTTGGTTTGCTGAATTAAAAAAAGATGGCGCACTTTATATGTACGTTAAAGGATTTGGGGGAGAGAATTATCTTTTTGGTCGCACAGTAAGTAAAAAAACTGGACTACTTACAGAAAAATCTGCTAATGTACCACATATTATAGAAGCTTTAAATTATGTTCCAAATGGAACAATTCTTCTTGGAGAAATTTATTATCCTGGTAAAACATCTAAAGATGTTACTTCTATAATGGGATGTTTGCCTAAAAAAGCAATAGAAAGACAAGAAGGTGAATATGGATATATTCATTATTATGTGTATGATTGTTTGTATTATAACTCTATTTCTTTGCTTGAAGTGGATAATTGGACAAGATATCAAGTAACAAAAAGAATTTTTGAAAAGAGAATACCTATATTAGAGTGGGAAGAAAATGAAAATACTATTAAATTTTATCGAAATTATATTGAACTTGCTGAAGCCATCACGGAAGAAATATATCACAATATCGGAAAAGCTTTATCCGAAGGTGAAGAAGGATTAGTCGTAAAAAAGAAAACTGGTTTATATGAGCCTGGTAAACGTCCTATGACAATGCTTAAAGCTAAGCAAGTAGATCATATAGATGCAGTCATTATTGGATTTAAAGATCCAGAAATACGTTATACAGGTAAAGAAATAGAATCTTGGCAATATTGGGTAGGTACAGACGATCATGAAGAACGTCTTCCCGTGGGTTGTCATTATGGAGAACTATGTGCAATAGCAGTAACTAAACATTATTATTATAACTGGAAAAATGCAATAGAAATTGGTGCTTATGATAATGAAGGTAATATTCATTCAATCGGTACTATTGCATCAGGTTTAACAGACTATATGCGTGAAGATATGTCTCTTCATCCAGAGAATTATCTAAATAAAGTTATAGAAATACAATGTATGATGAAAGATAATAAAGAAAAAACTCTCAGACATGGTTTTTATTTAAAAACAAGAGATGATAAACCTGCAACCGACTGTTTGTTAGAAGATATTTTTTCTTAAAAATTTTTGACTTATAAGAAAATTTTTGTTATAATAAATACATAATAATTAAGATAATTTATTTTAAGGAGATTTTATATGAAACTTACAGAAAATAGTAGAATCGTTTATGATTATGTAAAGGCACATGAAAATGAGAACATTACAGCTGCGGATATTGCTGAAGCTACAGGTCTTACTTCTAGACAGGTAAATGGTGCTATCACAATGGCCTTTCAGAGACATAAAGAAGAGATTGATGGAGAAAAGGTTGAGGTTCCTCTTATGAAACGTATTCCAGCAGAACTTGAACAGGAAGATGGTTCTCATAAGGCAATTAAGCTGATTAAGCTTACAGATGCAGGTCGTGAAATCGAGATTGAAGAAAACTAAAATTGAGGGTTGAGTTTTACTCAACCCTATTTTAAAATAGGAAGTTAGCTATGACAATAGGAATAATTATATGTGCTGTTATTTTATGTCTATCTATTTTCTTTTATTTAAAAACAAAAGCTAGAAAAGTAGATTTAGAATAGCAATAGAAAAAGAAAAAATAGCTTGAACAAAATATAGATGCTCTTAATTAGCAACTTGACGATCAAGATAAAGATTTAGTAGTTCTTAATAAACTAATACAAGAACAATAGAGTAAATTAGAAAGTATAAAAAAATTTGTTCAAGATCAATAGGACATTGGAAATAATTTATATTTAAAAAATAGTAAATTATTAGCTAAAGTACAAGACTTTGAATAGAAAACTAATAATTTATTTAATCAGCAAAAAGAAACAATAGAAAAAAGATTAGAAGATTTTAAAACAGCAAGTTCTTTAGCTGCTGAAAAATATTTTGATAATCTTTAGGAAGCTTATAGACACGCGGACGCCGCTCATATCCAGAAAATGACTAGACTCAAGGAGGAATAGGACAGCGCCGCCGCGGCTCTTAATAACCTTAAAGAAACACGTAAAGCTGCTTATGAAGCAGTTTTAAAAGAAAAAGAAATAAAAGAAAATAAAGATAATTACCGCTTACTTCCTTTAAAGCAAGATCTTGAAGACATTTACACTCTTGAACATATAAAGCAAGGATTACATAAGCCTAGAATACTTTCCATGCTTATATGGCAAACTTATTTTCAACCTCTTGCTAAAAAGCAATTCCCTATTATTTTAAAAGATAAAACTAAAATGGGAATATATAAGATTACAAATATAAAAACTAACGAATCTTATATCGGACAGTCTGTTGATATATACAAACGTTGGTCCGATCATTGTAAAGCAGGTCTTGGTATAGATACACCAGTTGGTAATAAACTTTATAAAGCTATGTTAAAAGATGGTTTATAGAATTTTACTTTTGAATTACTATGCTAGTGTAATAAGGAAGAATTAGATGAAAAAGAAAAATATTTTATTGAACTTTATCAGGCGGATTTATTTGGATATAATTCTACTAAAGGAAATAATTAAATTAGACTATGAAAATTTTAAATAGAGAAAAAGTATATTTTGATAGAAAACCTCAATATTTTATTATTTATGATGAAGAAGAAAATAAAAGTTATGATTTAATTGTAGAAAGATTTGATTATTTTGGTTTTAAAATTTATTATAATTCTGAAACTTGTCCAAATAATGAAAACGAAAAAGAAAAAATAGAATCTTTCTTGATAGAAAATTTTTTAGATTATGAATCATATAATAATATTTAAAGTATGGAGATTATATGAAGTTTACAAATACAGAAGTTATGAATTTTAAAGGAGCTTTTAGAGGATTACGTAATCCTCTTGAATCCTGGGATAAATCAGATAGCTATTTTGGTATTGTTGATATAGAGTATGATGATTATCATGTTGATGAAGTAATTACTTCTTGGGTATAGAATTAGAATAAAATAAGAATTAAAGAAAATAAACAACCTATTGAAGAAGGTAGTAAAGAATATTTTGATCTTTGGGATAAATATTGGGATTGGTGGTATAATCAATGTTTAGGTATTTTACAAAGAGATGGAGATGCTTTAAATGTAGCTTGTATTGGTCCTAAAGATCTTGATCTTGCTCAGAGAATGATTCGAGCTGGTAGTTCAGATCGTAAGTTTCTTCGACAGATAATGGTATCTGTTGATATAACAGGTCCTCTTTATTGGTGGAAAGAGTTTGATACTTACAAAGTAGGTACTGTTGCTAATTCAACAAGTACGATGCACAAACTTAGTAGTACACCTATTACAATAGATTGTTTTGAAACAGATGATATGACAGATGTTATTATTGAAAATAGTAATGATCCTACTTTTATCGTTTCGTCTGGATATGCTTTTAATACTTATATAAATTGGTTAGAAGAATTACGTCAAAGATATAATGAAACTAAAGACCAAGCTTTTTGGAAAGAACTTATTCGACTTCTTCCAGAATCATGGCTTCAGACTAGAACAGTAACAATGAATTACGAAATATTAAGAAACATCTATTCTCAAAGAAAACATCATAGACTCACAGAATGGCATCAATTTTGTGACTGGATTAAAACCTTACCATATGGATATGAGTTAATTACTTTTGACCTTGATAAATAAAAAAATTTATGATATAATAATTATATAAGTTAAAAAGATAAATATTAAAGAGTAAAGGAAAATAATATGAAAAAAGATTTTATTAATGCAGAATATGTAAGTGGTAGAATTTATCAGCATAACCTTGTTAAGAAAGTAACAGGAGAAAAATCTAAAAATCCTGGTACAGAATATATTTCTGGAACAGTTGATATTGCTACTGATGAAGAAGGATTAAATGTTATTCCGATTCATTATACATATGTAACAGCAGTTACCAGTAATGGAAAAACCAATGCAACATATAATGTTCTTGATAATATTATTAATGGTGCAAAAACTTGGATTACAGATGGTAAAGATGCTGCGATGAAAGTTCGTGCAAGTACAGCACTTGCTTTGAATGATTTTTATAATAATAACGATGAATTTGTTTCTGCAAAACGTAATGAAGGTGGTTTTCTTAATAGTATTAATGAACTTCCGCCAGAAAATGAAAGAGCAAGATTTGATCTTGATATTGTAATTACTTCTACAACAAGAGTAGAAGCTGAAGATGAAAACACAGAAGATTTTGTAAAAATTAAAGGTGCTGTATTTAATTTTAGAAAGGCTCTTCTTCCTGTTGAAATTGTTTGCAGAGATGAAGCAGGAATGAGTTATTTTGAAAGTCTTGAAGCTTCTCCGAAGGAACCTGTTTTTACAAGAGTTAAAGGTAATATTGTAAGTAATACAATTAAGAGAGAAATTGAAGAAGCTTCTGCTTTTGGTTCTGCCAGTGTTAGAACAGTAACAAGAACTGTTAGAGAGTGGCAGGTTGATTGGGCAAATCCAGTTGAATATACTTTTGGAGAAGCTGATACAATCACAGAAGAAGAACTTACAAAAGCAATTCAGGATAGAGAACTTGATCTTGCTGAAATTAAAAAGCGTAGTGATGAATATAAAGCATCAAGAGGAAAACAGAATACAGCTGGAGCAAAAGTAGAAAGTGCTAACGTACCAGCAGGTGGTTTTAACTTTTAATTAAGATTTTAAATTGAGAATAGATTTTATATAGGGGAAGGGATTTATTCCCTTCCTTTTTTAAGGAGAGTATATAAGATGGCAATAAATTTATTAGACATTAAACCTCATAAAGTTAGTACAGATTTAACAGGATATATTACTTATATTTATGGCGCTCCTAAGACTGGTAAGACGACTCTTGCAACACAGATGCCGGGTGCAATTCTTTTAGCCTTTGAAAAGGGGTATAATGCTCTTCCTGGTGTTATGGCACAGGATATTACTTCTTGGGGAGAAATGAAGCAGGTTTATAGATAGTTAAAAAAACCTGCCGTAAAAGAAATGTATCAAAGTATTATTGTTGATACGATTGATATTGCAGCTGATATGTGTCAGAAATATATTTGTGATCAAAATGGTATTACTACTCTTGGTGAATTAGGATTTGGTAAAGGCTGGACATTCTTTAAAAATGAATTTAGTCAGGTGTTCAGAGGATTAACTCAGCTTGGTTATGCAGTATTGTTTATTGGTCATGATAGAGAAGTAATGGATGATGCTGGTAATAAAACAATTAGACCTACATTAAGTAATTCTACTAGAATTGTTATTGCAGGCATGGCAGATATTATAGGCTATGCTCATCAGGTTAAAGGTAAAGATAGTGATAAAACTTCTACTTTAACAGTAAGATGTACTGATGATAGTATTGAATGTGGTGCTAGATTTAAATATATTAAAAACGAGTTTCCAATGAGTTATGATAATCTTGTTAATGAATTAAGAGCCGCAATAGAAAAAGAAGCTGCTGAACATGATAATAAATTTATTACTGATGAAAAGCAGGAAGTAGTAGAAAAAGAAGAATATGATTTTGATACTTTAATGAAAGAATTTAAAGGATTATGTGAAGCTCTTATGGAAGAAAGTGAAGATAATGCAGGAAAGATTACTGCTACTGTAGAGCATTATCTTGGCAAAGGAAAAAAAGCTAGTGAAATCACGCCTTATCAGGCTGAATTTTTAGCATTAATTAATGAGGATTTAAAGAATTTATGATATTTTTATTAGATTCTAATAAACAAAAATAGTTCGATCAAAAACTTTATAAGATAGATTTAGAAATGAAAAGAAACTGTATTCTTCCATTAACACAAGATTAGTTTAACAAAATAAGCCATTGGGAAGGTTTTACCTGCAATAAAATTTTTTACTATTCTTATAAAGGACATCCTATTTATTTAATTGATAAATAGCTTAAGAATATGTATTTTAATAAATAATTGAATACGCGGCCGGGCCTTAATCGGTACCGGCCTTGACTTTAATAATAATTTATGATATAATAATAGTATGAATAAAAAAGATTTAGATAAATATAATAGAATATATCAAGATAAAGAAAGGATAAAAAGACAGCTTCATCAATTAATAGGTTTTTGGGGAATTACTGGAAAAATTTATATAAAAAATCTTTTTAATGAAGAAAGGGTATTTTTAACAGATGAAGCTAATTATAAAATAAATCAAATTATAAAAGAAGATTTAGAGAAACAACTTAAAGAAAAAGAAGGTATGTTAAATGCCCACAGCATATGTTAAATGTCTATATTGTGGTGAAAAATTTGATAGATTAAAAGAACCTAATGTAAAAATAGGAAGACGATATGCACATAAATCATGTTATGAATCTCAAGATGCTGAAACTTTACAAAAGCAAAAAGATGAACATGATTTTTTTGAGTATATAAAATAGATATATGGTGAAGATTACAATTATGTGCAGATTCATAAACAAGCAGAGAAATATATAGAACAGTATAACTTTACATATTCTGGTATGTTAAAATCTCTTAAATGGTTTTATGAGATTAAAAGAAATAATAAAGAATCTTCTAATGGAAGAATAGGTATTATTCCATATATTTATGAAGATGCTAAGAAGTATTATTATAATCTTTACTTAGCACAACAAAGAAATAAAGATGTTAAAGAATATCGGTTAGAGGTTAAGGAGATCGTGATAGCCTCCCCGCGCATGTATATAGCACCACCAAAATTATTTGATTTAGGGGAGGAGGAAGAATAAAAATGCCTAATTATACAGACATTCCATCAGTAATACAAGTTATAGGAGCAATTTATAACAACCCTTCGCTCCTTGATAATGAAAAATATAGTTTTAACAATGAAGATTTTACAGAAGAATTTCATAAAATAGTCTTTGGTTCAATATATAATCTCCATCAACTCGGAGCAAAAGAAATAAACGTAAATACAATAACAGATTATCTTGAAACACGACCAACTAAATTAGCAACTT